GTGCTTCTTGTCCTAAAATATTACAAGAAAAATCTTCAACATCTTGTGGTGGTTCAATAGCACCAATAATAGTTCTTGTAGCTGTTACATAAGTTGAACTAGAACCAATACTTGAAACTGCTTTAACTCTTACATCATAAACATTTTGGTCAATTACATTTAAGACTCTATGATTTAATCCTGAACCTTGTGCATAGATAATATAATCACTATCAGAAGCTAGTTTGTATTCTACTTGGTAGTAATCAACAAAGCTATCAGGAGAAGCACCTAATGTTATATTCATGGCAACGATAACAGTACCATCATTATATTCAATTAATTGGTCATCTAAAGTAACACTTGCTGGTGGTTGAACATTAAATGGATTAGGTAAATTAGTTGTAGGTATTGCAGTAGCTTGTGTCTTGGTCGCCCAAGTATAATGTGAATCTTGATGTTCTACTAAAGTTAAAGATACTGTAAAATCTTGATTAAAAGTCATTCCTAAAACTCTAAAAGGTTTAGCAGAAAATCCTAAAGAAGAATGAGTTATATTAACTATTTCTCCAATATTTAATTCATAACCTTTAAAAGTTATATTCAATGATAAACCTATTGCTTCTCTACTTCTTCTAAGTATTACTTCTGCCATTTCTTCAGCTTGATATTGAGAGGTAAGTGTAGGAAATTGAAATCTACCTTCTAATAAAAATCCACCATCTGCTGACTTCATAGTTGCGTGTCTATCTGCACTTGGTAATCCTGAATCATCTATTGGTGGAAATTGTACTTCATCAACTTGATAAGATTTTGCTGGATTAACAAATGATGCTATAACTCTATTATATTTTTCATTCTTAGTTGGAATAGCCAAACCATAACCACCTATAATATCATCTTCTGTTAAAGTAATAGAACCTGTGCCTACTGTTTCAATAATTAAACTATACTTACCTTGTGTATATGGAATATAACCTCTGCAACCTTTTATCAGTTCTCTTAAATTATCAATTAAGTTTCTTGAAGTATCAACTGCTGTATTGCAATCAAAAATATTTATATCACTAGCACCAGAATATGGTGTTACTTGTGTTACGCAAACTTGTGAAGCATCATAAAAACTTTGTAAATCTATTTCACTTGTTGTTAATCCTTTTCCATATCTAGTATTAGTTAAATAATCTAATATGCACCATGCTGGATTAGTTTGATAACTTGCAGATTGTTCTACTAGACTTGCATTATAAGTTTTAACTTTTTTACCTTGTAATTTAGCTTGAATTTTAGGCATACCACCCCAAACATCTTGATTCCATTTAAACTTTAAAGCTAAATAACAAAGACCTGATAGTTTATGATTACTGCCCCAATTAGATAATGTTGATAATAAACTAGATGCTGATTGACCATCTGTTCCATAATGAGGCTCTACTGTAACTAAACTAACTCCATCTTTATAATAATTAGCATCAGAACTATTAACTGTAACTTGTGTATTATCTGCTAAATCTCCAGACCATGTAACTACTTGGTCGTCTATTCTTATTTCTGTTATATCATTTATCTCTCCTTCTGATAATACTAAAGCAATATATAAGAACTCGTTATCTGTTCCTGAACTTTCTACAAAAACTCTTGAGCCACCAACTAATCTTTCTCCATAGATTACAGGAATATTTATGTCATTTGATTGTTTATTAACTAACAATCCTTTTTCAAAGTCATCAAATGCACTAGTTCCAAAATCTTCAATTTCAGGTACTTTAGGTCTTAATACCCATGATAAAAATAAACTTGCACCTAAACTAACTAAAGGATTTTTAAAAAAACTAAATAGTTTTGTTCCTTTAGCCTTAGTTACTACGCTAGTTACTGTTTCTACTACACCACCCATTAGATATGAAACTCCCTTTTGTATTTTTTAGATATTCTATAAATATTATTGTTATCATCTAATCTTAACCAATTAATACATTGATTGACTTTTAGATAATCTTTAAAATGATTATAAACCCAACCCATAACTTCTTTAGGATTTTTAGATATAAGAATATCATATAACCATAAATTACTTCCACTTTGCCATTTATCTTTTTTAATAATTTGCTTTTTGTTTTATTAATGATCTTCTGCTTCTTTATTTATAAATGCCCAATTAACAAAACCATAAATACCTTTATCATCTTCAAATATTTTATATTGTCTGCAATTTATTGATGGCTCAATATGGTAATATAAATCATCATTAGTATAATTCTTGTATTTGTTAAATGTTTTATAAAAATTAATAATATTATCCATTATGTTCTACCCCATTTAATATCACTAATTATTTCAGAAGAAAAATCCATACCAACATCTGTACTAAAGAATCTTTGTTGAGAAGTATTGTTTGTTTTACGACCATTCTTTTTATCAAAATCTGCCCAATGTGATACGATTGATAAAGTTACATTACTTTGTTTTTCAGATTCTTGAATAGAGTAGTTTTCAATATTACCTTTATAAAGAAGTATAGGGTCAGCAATCAAACTATTATCATCAGCTAATAAACCTCTATAAATATCTACTGTGTCATTAGTTACATTTTCATTTAAAACTAGTGATATGAATGTTTGGTCTGAACCTGATAAAACTAATTTTAAACTAGCTTTGGTTAAATCTGTTTGTTCACTATGTTCAGATATACCCATAATAAAATTTGAAGCTGAATAAGTTACTGATGAGCCTGATACTGATGAAGTTAATGGAAAAGAACAATCAGTAATGTTAATAGGAGTAGAGAACCCAATAGTGATAAGGTGTATTGGTCTAATATCATTTGTTGCTAGTTCGTTCTTTATCGCTGTTGTTAGGCTTCTCGTCATATTCCTCAAATGTTCTTCTTGTTACTTTTATTGAATCATTGACAGTATAATTAGCATTTTTAGATGGGTCGCTATACTTTCCTTGATTCAAAGATTGAGAATTGAAATCATCAGCTTCAATTATTTCTTCAGCTAAAAAATCAACACTAATCCAATATTTTACTTTGTATTTCATCTATAGGGTTTCTTCAACATCAAATTGATATTCATAATATAAATTACCATCTTTATCTACACCTGATACTCCAAACTCTTTGAATATCATTTGTTAGGTGTACTGTAAAAGGTACATTATCATAAGTTATATTTGATGAAGAAATTGCTGTTGTTAATGGTGGCTCAATAGTAAGTGAGCCTGTAGAAATATCTGAATTGTCTGCAACGATCATATAAACTTTATCGTGACTAGCAAACTTTATAAAATCTCCAGCCTTTAAAGTTCCTGTGCCTGTACCACCTAATGTAATAGATGTATCTCCAGCACTCGCTGTACCATGAGGAATACCTGATGCTGTACCTTTAGCATCTTCTATTTCTGGTGGAATGATTGTAAAGTTTTCTTTGCCTGATCTTTGTTTAAGTATAAATGCCATTAACTCTCCATAAACATCTGATCTTTTAGCAGTAATAATTTGAACTGAAAATGCCCATCTTTGATTATCTATTTGTCTAGCAAGTTTCTTACCAGATACAGTTTTTGAGATAATAGTATTTTGAATTGACTTTATTCCTAAAGTTCCAAATTTAGCAGTTGATATAGGAAAAGCACCTGACATTAGATTAAGTTTTTACTCCCTCTTTCATTTACTGCGTTATTAATTAATTGAGTGATAGTTCCTCTTGATCTAACTAATAAATCTTCAAAGCCTGAAGCATCTACTGTGTTGATATTAAAATTAACTGTTGTACTTCCACCACCTGAACCACCTCTAGCATTTTGTTGTATCTGTCCTGATTGGTTTGGTATAAATAATTCTGCACCTTGTTCTCCTACCATGTAAGGTTGTCCTTTTTGTACTGAACCACCTGATGCTTTACCTCCAAAAAATCCTTTTAAAGAACCTAATCCCATAAGATTTGAGCCTAAACTTAAAGATGCTTGTTTTTGTTTTTCTCTTGTAATTAATTTTTCTATTGCAAGTTCAACACTTTTTCTTGCAAGGATTTCTATCAATGCACTTAATATTTTAACTCCTAATTGTTGAGCCATTTTCTTAAATGATTCTGATAATTTTTCTCCAAATATTACTGATTTAGCAAAAGCATCTGAAAAATTTTTAATTCCACCACTTAAACCTTTACCTATTGTTTGACCAATCATTGTTAATTTACCTTGCATATCTTTTATAACTGTTTCGTTTGCATCTTTAAAAGAAGTAAATACATCTTTAAAGTTTCTATCAATAGCTTCAGATAATGTTTCCATTTTTGCAAATTTTTTAACTAAATCAGCATCATTATTTCCTTTTTCATTATTAGGTTTTGGTTGTTTTTTATTAATTAAACCCATAAATTCTGCAGCTTCTTTTAATTTAGCAATAATTATATCTAAAGAAGAAATAGTGGCTACTGCTGCTCCAATTAATAAATTTTTTCTAATTGTTGCGTTAAATCCTAGCATAGCACCATTTGCAACTCCTATTGCAACTGATAAATTATAAAAAAAAGAAACTACTTTTAAAGCTATAAATATTCTAAATGCAACTACTATTGCATCTATATTATCTTTTAAAAATTTTAGAAATTTTGCTGTTCCATTAATTGCTTTACTTAATCCAGAACCAATCATTAAACCAAATTCTGTAATTTCTTTTTTGTTTTCTTCAACTGTCTTTTTTAAATCTCCTAAATTACTTTTTAGTGCATCAAAAAAACCTTTAGAAACTTCTACTTGGAAAATAAAAAAGCATCTTTTAAGTTAGAAATTGTACCAAATAATGTTTTAGAAAGTTCTTCCATAAGATTTCCAAACTCTCCACCTTTTCCAAAGGCTTTGTTCATTATTTTAATAGTATCTAAAGCATTAACACTAACACCAGCTTTGAATCCAGCCATACCAGCAACACCTCTTTCTTTAAGAGTTTCTGCTGAAGCAATACCAGCACTAAATGCTTTTTGAATTTGGAAAGATGCAAGTGCAAAATCTCCACCCATTTGTGCTGCTACATTACCTGTAAGTGTTAATAAATCATCAAAACTTAAACCAGCTTCTTCTGCATTTTTTCTAACAACTGCTAATGAAGTTACACCTTGTTGAACATTTTTTAGTTCGAATGGAGTTCCAGCAGCAAATTTTGTGATTGATCTTAATGCCTTTTCTCCCTCTTGTGCAGAACCAAATAATGTTTTTAATTGTACTGATAGATTTTCTACTTGTATTCCAGCATCTATAAATCCTTTAACAACAAGTCCAGCACCCAAACCTATAAAAGCATTTTTTAAATTAAATACAGATTGTTTTAATCTTGATAAACCTTTTTGAACATTACTTAATGCCTGTTTGGATTTATCCTTTGCTACTATGTCTATATTGAGTCTTTGATTTGCCATTATTTTAAATTCCTTGCTTCTGATAACGATTGTTTCGTTTTATACTGTTCTTGTTCTTTTTTCAAGTAAGCTAACCAAAGATTATAATGGCTAACAGGCATATCAAGAACTTGTTGGATTGTAATGTGTAATCTATCTGCTACTATTAACAGCGACCTAACATCATGGTCGCTATCTACTTTTTTTCGGCTTCCTCAAAGGAAATATCTGCAAGTATCTTATTTGATATTGTTGCAATAACATTAGAGTCTGCTTTTTTTCTTAATGCAAATTTATCTTCTGGACTAAAGGCTTTAATCATTTCTCCTTTGTCATCTTTGACTTGGAGTTTCATTATAAGCAAATCAACAAGAACAGTTAAGTCTTGAAAATTATTAGACTTCTTAAAGATAATGTTTTTTCTTCAAGGGTTAATGGCTCTGAATAGAATACACTAGCATTACCATGCTCGTCTTTCCATTCTTCTACCTCAATAGTGATAGTTTTAAGAGTTTCAAAATGAGATTTAACTCTATCAATAACTGACATAAATTAGATTATACAGTTCCTATTGTAAGTGTGCCTGTGCCTTGAAAAGTAACAGTTCTTGAAATAATTGCGTCCATTGCATTATTGATACTCATACCTGTAACAATACCCGTTCCTGTGTAACTTGCATCTCCTGATTCATTACCCTCTGGTAATAAAACAAATGAGATAGAAGCACCAGCAAGTAAAGTTTCTTGTGGAGTATCAGATTCATCAAAGTGCATTTCTAAAGTACCAGAGAATGAAGTTCTACCTGTTACAAATGATTTAGTTCCATCTGATAAAGCAGTATCTTCAACTACATCTCCTGTAGTTTCAAGTGTGAAGCTAGTTAGTTCCCCAACTGCTGTTCCACCAGCTGTTACAACTCCTTCTTTTCCGTGATGTGTTGCCATGTCTTTTTATCCTTGTTAGATTTAGTTTGTTT